TTGAAGCGTGCTTCTTAAAGTCATCCGATTTACCTGCCCATAAACAATGACGGGTATCGTAATCCCTTTGCCTACGATCCAACCATTCACCTAAATCACTTTGCGTGCGCTTGTAGGCTTCTGCAAGGTAAGCAATATCAGGCTCTTTAGATACGTATAATAATTCTGGATCGCTGGCAGAGAGCATGTGTAGCATAAAACTACATTATGCACCTAATGTAGTCAACCTAATAGAAGTTCCTCTTGCACGGGCATTTTTATTTCTCCTGACTGTACCTTGAAGTATCTTTCTAATGCCTCGGTCATTTTTGGGCCACGAAACCATCCAGTACCATCAGTCGATTCAACCCCTAGTTCTTGGCATCGCATTAAAACCTTAAATGAATTTATTGCTCCTACATGAACTCGATCAAAAGACTCTGTCCACATAGTTAAATTCCTTAACTTCCATTCTTTTGTACCACCTACAAACACAACAGATGCTTCTTGCGGTACATCTTGTGGAGTCATTCCATCTTGTACGCAGAATGCCCATGTAAGATCATAAGACTGCTCTAATACAGGATGCCACTTTTCCCACTCACGAAGTGTTTGATCACGATCTCCGACACAATCAGGAACTACTACCCAGCGTGGTTTNAATATTGTTTCTTGGTAGTAATCCAACATCTTGGTAAAGTCATACTCATTCCACTCTTTACCTGATGACCAAACGCTAAATCTGCCATTGTCTATTCCGTATGGAATCCAAGGTACAGGTTCTCTGACTGCTGACTCAGGGGTAAATAACCAACCCACAGGATATCCTAATCCAGCCCAATAATGAACTATGCCTTTAGCATTATTAGATGGCATTACAATCATTTTGACACAACAGTATTAAACTCAGGGTATTCCATTGCGTTAAGTGCCTCATCAAGTGTTGGAAACACATAGTCTGCATGGTATCTAATCCAAGGACTGTGACTATTAGTTACCACAATGATTTGCTTTTGGAGTGACCAAGCAAACATGATTTCCATCGCAGTACCATAACTAGGGTGATCGCATTTAGCTAAAATAGTATCACAATTCATAATGTCAGTCTTGTCTCGCTTTACTATACGCTGAGGTATGTCAGGTTTTCTCTCCATCCCTCTGTAATCTGCGTCCGTAGGTTTCAAGCACATAATCTTTTTCTTCATTAATAATTTGTGAGTTGCTTTCCTCCATCGAATACATGTGTCATCTTGCTCATATATTGGCCCTGCAAGATATACTAACTTACACTTAATCATTAATTACCTCCGCTTGCGTTGTTGTTTTGCAAACTTTCACAGAATCCAAAGTAAGATGATTAAATGATAGGTTTTTCTCTATCTCTTTAAATAGATACAGAGCTATACTTTCTGCGGTAGTCTGATCCAAGATTTCATTTAGATACCTATGATCTAATCTTTTTACTACTCTGCTTNCGATGCCACGAAACTCTTGCTGATCGATTAACCACCCAACTTCGGGGTCAGGTTCTCCACTTACAGTCACATATACTTTATGTGTATGTCCGTGAATTTCTCCGTATTCCTTTCGTTTATTGCGGATTCTATGTGCCGCTTCAAAAGTAAATTTTTCTGTTAGTCTAATTCTCATAAACCTAATATCCTCCACCACCTGTGACCTGGATGTCACCATGTGTGATATGTTCCGCACCACTCACAAATAAATATCGTAGGCAGTCAATCTGATCGGAGAAGTAATCACTCTTACTCTCNCCAGCGTATTCAAGCATGGATGATATTGTATTCTCGCATTGGTCAGAAAAGTAAAGTTGTGGACAGTTTTCCTCAGTCATAGGTTCTGTATCATCCCAACTTAACGCATCATTGATCTTGGCAATACCTGAGTCAATAGACACACCTGGTGCGGCACGGAATACAAATCCCATGTTACTCATCGTATTAATTATATTACTCTCACCCTCTTTTGTGCGGACTGTGGCTGCACCCATTCTTGGGTCAACTATTCTCTCAAATATATCCTCACCCACTTCCTGTGCCTCAAAGTATTCTTTATAATCTGTATATCCCCAACCTAGTGGTCTTTGTCCAGGGCCTGCTTTACCAACTGCTTTACCAGCACCATTCACATGGGGTATTGCCCATGCACCCATTGTGCTGTCTGGGAACTCACGATAGACATAAATCTTACCATCATCCGTAACTGCTGCCCATAATCCAACCCAAGGTTTACTGCCACCAGGGTCGCATATAAAATAACGGGTACATTGAACGGTTGGGTCAGCAATGAATGGTATCTTACTATGCTCAATAACATTTGTTTCACGCTGAAATTTTGGGAACTTTCCTTCAAAACTCTTGCTAGGTATGCCATATAATCGAGCAAGTTTTACTTCCTGTGGTTGCTTGCTGTATGTCCGTACAAGTTCTTTGTAATCCACAAAGGGACTCATTTCTGACCAAAAATAATAAATTCTACAATCTGGCCAATTCATGGATACCTGCTCAACGGGTAACTCCCTACCCAATAACTCACTATATTTAGACTCCACAGTCTCCGCACCCTTGAGTAAACTATTAATCAGAGGTGTCCATCCCTGCAATGTCGTAAAGGTCAGCATGACCCGTCCGTGGTAATCAACTGTTCTACCACCTACCAATGTTTCAAATACATTTTGTGGAGCTTCCTCGTCCATGTGAATGCAATGTGCAGACCATCCCTCAAAGATTTGTGGATCTGCCATATACTGCCGATAATTATTAAAGTATATTGTACTACCACGCTCTGCATCAGGGTCTGTGGGTGGTAAGATTGCTTTACCAGCATTGAATCCATTTTTCTGTGTATATTGTAAGCTATGATTTGCACCCTTCTTCTTGCTTCTCTTGTACCGTGCCGGAAGATTTTCCCATATGTAACGCTGGGAATCTGAGATACTTCTCTCCTCACTCACATGCATGGATCGAATCTCTGCTTCTGGTATTGCCTGTGCTAAATGCACAAGCATACGAGACGCGAAAGTTGTTTTTGAACTCCGATTACCGCCCAAAATAATATGTATTTTTGTGGAGTCCCAATTCTCCATGACTCTGCGCCAACCAGGTAATGTCCATCCCCACTCAATTGGATCTTCTTTTTCGCTGTTTGGTTGATCGAGTAGTAATCGAGTAAGTGTTTCTGCACGTACAGGATCTTGTACAGTTAGTCTATCTATCTCCTCTTCCGATAATGCACACTTTAACTCACCTTTTTCATACTTTAAATCCTCAGTCCAGGGCAGACCAAAGCGTGCGTTTATCTCATCTGCATAGGTGACTTTACCCACGATTAAGAATCTCTATCCCTACGATGATTGCTTCTTCGAGCGAGTTACACGGGATTTCCTTTTCACCAATTTGCCAGCCTTCCGTATCCGTTCCAACGTCTCTGGGCTTAATTGTAAGGGTGGCGGCCCTAGCTTTTTCAAGTCGCACCTCGGTAATTCTGCAACTGATGTCGATATCGCTCGCCCGTATTTTTTCCAAAAGATCGGATTGAAACCCTTGGGTACTTTCATTCATCAACATGTACAGGTTGGTTCAAAAAACTGTTTCCATTGTGACCCGCACTTCCAACATCTCTGCCACCCAAAGGGTGCTTTCCTTGCCCACAACTTCTGCTGTTCAATAGTCCAATCATCATCTCCATCTATCCACTTCATGCTTGTCTTGCTTGCTCCTCCATTAACTGCTTCTCAAGCTCGATTACTCTACGCTTTAAGACCATATTCTCATCTGTTAATCTCCTGACCCATAATGGCCAATTCTCAATCTTCTCTCCCGTGGGTGCATATAAATTCATTCTTCTTCCTCCTCTAAGTCCATATCGCATTGAAAATCGATTACATCTTCCTTGTAATACTCCCTTGCTGCGCAAACCATGCATTCAACAATAGTGTCATCCTCCATGTCAGATTCCTCTGACCAACGATGGATCAAGTTCTTAAACTCATGTGTACATTGTCTTACTTCGTTTGGCATAATTTCTAAAGTCGTCTATTCTGTCAGGCATTCGCCTGGGCGTTTTTGTGCGGTAGACCTTGCCATATGAATTGATTGCAAGTTCGTTCTTGTTCCAAAATCTTAACCATGCTTTCTGGACTTCCTCGTATGGCACATGGCATTCATTTCCTTCCACAAAGTCTTCCATGCTAGTTCTGCATTACTCTTCCTCTTCCTCATTCTCAGTCGGATTACGCCATCCCTCACCACGTCGCCTCCGTCTGTCAGCAATTAATTCATCGTGATATTCATCACATTCATCACTCATATCAATCTGTCCTTTCTGTCGTAGTTTCCTTCCAAACTGTACATATCGCCATCTTCCCTCTTAACCTTAACCACACTACCCAATCCAAACTTGCCAGGTTGAGCGCGGATGCGACCATGTGTACCATCACTAAATTCTATAAATCTAAGGTAAGGATTCTTAGGTAACATATATACCTTCGCAGTACGGATCTCATCCATACTCTGCTTAATCAT